TCGGATATCTTATAAAACATAAACACTGGTCACCTTTTGAAATGGTATCTGTATGTTTAGAAATAAAAACTTCTAGAGATATTGCTCGTCAAATATTAAGACATAGAAGTTTCAGCTTTCAAGAATTTAGTCAAAGGTATGCTAAGTCTTCAGTATTTATGCATAGAGATGCTAGAAAGCAAGATAAAAAGAACAGGCAAAACTCTACACAGTTTGAAGACCATGATATTCTTAACTGGTTTCACTATCAACAATCAAGATTATTGAAACTATCTACAGAAATTTATGATGAAGCACTGAATAAAGATATTGCTAAAGAACAAGCAAGAGCAGTATTACCAGAAGGACTGACTGAAAGTACCCTATATATGAATGGTACTTTGAGATCTTGGATGCATTATATAGATCTAAGAACTGCCAATGGTACACAAAAGGAACACATGGAAATAGCTGGTGATTGTGCTAATGCAATTGAACCAATCTTTCCAATGATACAGGATTTTAATCACTTATTAGATGAGGGAACTAATTAAAGATAAATTTGCTAAAAGCATGACGATGTTTTTTCGGTTTATAGCCGATACATTCTTTGCCAAGCGATATGGTCACAGGGCAGTCGTACTTGAAACTGTCGCAGCAGTGCCAGGAATGGTAGCTGGTGTTTGGCTACATATGAAATCTCTTCGTAGGATGAAGAGTGGCTTGGGTCCAAAGATTCGTGAGATGATGGAAGAAGCTGAGAATGAAAGAATGCATCTAATGATTTTTATTGATATTGCACAACCATCATGGCTGGAGCGATACATAGTTTTATTTGCACAATTTATTTTTATTATTTTTTATTTACTTTTATATATTTTCTTTCCTAAAACTGCTCATCGCATGACGCATTACTTTGAAGAAGAAGCATGTAAAAGTTATACACAATATTTACACATGGTAGAGTCTGGTCAAACAGAAAATATAGATGCACCACAGATAGCCATTGATTATTATGGTTTAGACCATGACGCAAAACTATCAGATGTAATTAAAAAGGTAAGAGCAGATGAAGAAAACCACTCAAAAGTCAACCTCGCATACTCGGAGTAGGAAATGGAAAGACCCTGTTGCTAAAGAACTTCGTACACCAAAGTACAGAAGTAGAGTTGTGCCTAACAAGAAAAAGCATTTGCCACCTATCGAAGAGTTATAAATATATAAATGAAAATTAAAAAGGTAGATAAACCCAGCAAAAAAGCTATATCATTTGATGGTGAATACCCCAAAAAATTACAGCCAACAGATGTAGTTGAGATATTTCAAACTCCACTGACTGGTTCATATAACTGGGATTATACAGTACAGGATAATCGTATTCGCAAACTGTATGAACTTGGTAAAGAACTAAACTGGAATGTAGAAGAAGATGTAGATTGGTCACCTGAATGGGAAGGTATGACAGAAGAAGAGTTTGATTTAGAAGATGACCAGTGGGATAACCATCCAATATATAAAGGTTGGAATGCTAAAAAACGCATGGAGTTTTTAAAAGCAAATAACGATTGGGCACTATCTCAATTTTTACATGGTGAGCAAGGTGCATTATTAGTTGCTAGTCAACTATGTTCTTGTGCTCCAACATTCAACGCAAAGTTGTATGCAGCAAGTCAAACCTTTGACGAAGCAAGACATGTAGAAGCATTTAACAAATACATACAGGTGAGAACTAAAAAACAATATCCTATCGGTCCAGGGTTGAAAGGTTTACTTGATAAAATACTTACCGACCCAAGATGGGATCTTAAGTTTATAGGAATGCAAGTTATTATAGAGGGTCTTGCTCTGGCAGCATTTAATGCGTCAAAGGAGTCCTCTAGAGACCCTGTTTATAAACAAATGATAGAATATATCATAAGAGATGAAGCAAGGCATGTGACCTTTGGAATTAACTATCTACACGAGTTTGTAAAAACTTTATCAGAAGAAGATGTAATGGACAGAGCAAAGTTTGCATTAGAAGCATGTACAGTATCAAGAAATAGATTAAGACCCTTTGAGGTATGGAAAGAATATGGTTTAGATTTGGTAGAGACTGAAGAATATACCAAAGAGAACTTATTTCAAACACAGTTTCAAGAAGTATTATTCAGTAGAATAATGCCAAACCTAAAAAAGATCGGACTACTTCCTGACGAAGTTGTTCCTGGATATGAAAAGCTAGGAGTAATGAAATACAGTGAAGCAAGTAGTGATTACGAATTAGACTGGGATGAACTCAGCAAACCATTGGAGAGAAAAGTTGCCAATTTATAATGTAAAAAATAAAAAGACTGGAGAAGTAAAAGAAATATTCTGCAGTTATGACGAGAAAAAAAAATATTTAAAAGATAATCCTGATTGGGTATCTGAACTCTCAGCACCAAAGATTGGTGAAGCTGGTATATTATCTGGAACTAGTAGTAGAAAACATGCTACAGGTTTCCGTGATGTACTTGAGAGAGTAAGAACTAAAAACGCAGGAAGTAAGATAAACACAGAAGTATTTTAAATTATGCCTAGAGCGAAGAAAACAGATACCACATCTGTTAAAGCGAAATTAAAATTATCGGATCTAAAATTTGTAGAACCATTAAACGAAAGTCAAGCTAAATTCTTTGACTTTTTTAAAGATCCTAAAAAAGAAATTATCATGGCTCATGGTGTGGCTGGTACTGGTAAAACTTTTATTGCATTATATAAAGCATTAGAGTCAGTACTAAATGGTGAGCATGAAAAAGTTTTGATTATTCGATCTGCTGTACAAAGTAGAGAGATTGGTCATTTGCCAGGAGATCTGGAAGAAAAGTTGGAACAATATCAGTTGCCATATAAACAAATATGCTCTGACTTGTTTCAAAAGAAATCAGATAACTTGGTATATCCTGAACCATACGAAAGGATGCAGAATCAAAAACAATTAGACTTTGCTTCTACTTCTTTCGTCAGGGGTTTGACATTTGATGACACAATAGTAATTGTTGATGAGTGTCAAAATTTAAACTGGGAAGAACTTGATACAATTATAACTAGAGTGGGAAACCATTCTCGTATTGTATTTTGTGGAGACTACCGACAAACAGATTTAAAAAGAGGAACTGAAAAAGAGGGACTCTTTAATTTTCTGGAGGTAGTGCGACATATGAAGAGTTATGCTCGTGTCGAGTTTACTGTAAATGATATCGTCAGAAGTGACTTAGTAAAAGAATATATTATTGCTAAGATTACTGCTGAAGATGTTAAACCTAAACCAAAAAGGAGTAAACGAAAATGTTAGATATACTTTTCTGGATAGCAGTCGGTGCTTTTATCGGTTGGAATTTACCACAGCCTGTATGGGCAAGTTGGATTCAATCAGCTGTTAAAAATATGATTGCTAAAATAAACACTAAAAAATAAACTAGGAGATAATATGGATAAGATTATTAATTGGTTAAAGTGTGTAGGAGCAAAAATTTTTCCTGCTCTTGATACAAATAAAGATGGTGTCCTTGATAAAGAGGACTTCAAGTATCTTGAGAAGAAAACTAAAGATGAGCTCGAAGCACTTGGTCGTAAGATCGGTATTGAACTGGACAAACGACAAACAAAAGCCAAGTTGATCGCTGCTTTGAAAAAAGCAAAAAAGAAATTAAAGGTGTAAAGGCAAAGAGGATCTTCTCAGATCCTTTTCCTCCTTGGCACCTTATCAAATTGAAGGAGTAAATCTATGTCATTTGACAGAGAGAAACTAAGAGAAGAACTCATTCGTGATGAAGGAGTTAAATTTGAAATCTACAACGACCATCTAGGTTATCCTACATTTGGTATCGGACACCTCGTCACAGAAGATGACGAGGAGTATGGTAAACCTGTGGGAACACCTGTTTCTGAAGATCGTTGCTGGGAAGTATTTGATACAGATGTAGAAAAATTTGTTGACGAAGTCAAGAAAGTATATCCTGATATCGAAAGCTATCCTGATACTGTACAAAGAGTCCTAATCAATATGTGTTTTAACATGGGAGCACCCAGACTTGGGAAGTTTAAGAACATGAAAAAGGCAGTTGAAGAGGGTAATTGGGCACAAGCAGCAATTGAAGGAAGGGATAGTCGTTGGCATAAACAGGTACCAAATCGTGCTGAAAGACTTATGGTCTCGCTTGAAGAAGTTTAAGGACTTTACTTTTAAGAAAATAAAAAGTATCATATATAAGTATAGGCGAAATACATCTAAATGGGACAAGCAGTTCCA